ATTCTACGGAGTTGGCAACTTTCCGTATGTGGTACAACGCAAACTGCCGTTGACAATCCACTATGACAACATCGCCAATCCGACCTTTGACATACTATTTGGTATGCCGAAAGAACTCGGTGTTGGTGCTGGTTACAAATACGGCAATTCAAACCTTGTCACAAACTTCTACTACCGATTCATCAGCGAGATCACCAACAAGAACTCCAAGATTGCACGAGCTTATTTTAGAATCACCCCGTCAGATTGGTTTAACTTGCGATTCAACAACTTGTATTTCTTTGAAGGTCAGTATTGGAGATTGAATCAGGTAAACGATTACAATCCAGTTGAAGAAGGCGTTTATGAGTGCGAATTCCTTTTGGCTCAGTTCATCCCACCTGCAACACAAACTATCAAAGTGATTGGTTCGGGAACTGCTGGAGGGAATCAAGGCGAAACATACGGAGATATTTATCCAAGCGGAAACAATCCAATCCGACCAGGTATCAAAGGCGTGAGCATTGGCACAAGTCAAGGAACGGGAATGGGTGTTTTTGTTGGAACTGAAGTTGTCAATTCAGCAATCAATGTCAACAACTCAGGTCTTGGATTGACGGAGGTATCATTCCCAATCGGAACGGATGGAAGTGTGGCTCTTGTCTGCAATGACTTTGAAGTCACCAAATCAGATACACTATACATCGGCAACTTTGAGATGTATCCAAACTATTTGAGTGGTGGTGCAGTTACAACCGTATCAGCAAACTACTCGGCAACAAAATATGATTGGTTGATCATAGCATCAACAACTGCCGGGAATTTTACAATCACTCTACCTGATCCAACTGGACTAAGTGGTAAAACTTGGATTATCAAAAAGCCATTAGCCGGACATCAAGTGACTATTGACACGGCAACTGCTGCTCAAATAGACGGCAGCGACACGCACACACAAACAGCACATCATTCATACGATGTCATCACTACTGATGGCGTTCAATTTTACATAATAGCAGAAGGACACTAATGGCACTAAACGCAACGATTGACTTAACCGTCAAAAAGCCCGACTTCAAATCAATGAAGTCCGAAATAAAAGAACTAACCATCCAAGCTCAACAAGCGGTGATGCAGTTTGGCGAGTTCTCACCTGAAGCACGGAAGGCAGAAGCAGCACTTGCATCTGCTCGTGATAGGATGGAGGATTTCAATGATCGTGTGAAAGCGGTCAATCCCGATAAGTTTGCCCAATTGAACACAGTTGTTTCAGGCGTTGCTCGTGGATTCCAAGCAGCACAAGGGGCAATGGCATTGTTCGGCAATCAATCAAAGGACTTGGAAAAGACAATGATCAAACTGCAAGGTGCGATGGCGTTGGCTGAAGGTCTTGAGGGTATTGGGAAAGTTCAACAACAATTTGGTGCATTGGCTGGTAATATCAAAGGCAGTGTGATTAACGCATTCAAAGCGTTGGGCAATATGTCTACTTTGGCATTTGGCGTGATTGGAGTTGCATTGACATTGATTATCACCAATTTTGATACACTCAAGAAGGCGGTGATGAGTTTGATTCCCGGTCTTTCATCAATGGCAACATTTGTCGGTGGGTTGGTTCAGAAGTTTACCGATTGGGTTGGAATAACATCCGCTCAAGATAGGGCATTGGACAAATTGAACAAGACAACGGGCAAGACGAATGAGCAACTTGACCGAGAGATTGCATTGCTACAAGCAAGAGGTGATCAAGTCGGTGTATTCAATAAGCAACGGCAGCAGTTAGAGAATAACCTTGCACAAGCTCGTGCAAACTACGGGAAGAATACGGAGAAAGAATGGGGTAAAATCATTCTTGACACGAAGAATGCTTTGGCAATTTTGAAGATTGAAGAAGGCAAGTATAATGCAGAAAGAGCAGCGGCTGCGGCTGCGGCTGAAAAGGCAAGATTACAAGCAATTAAAGATGCAAAAGAGCAATCAGCTAAAGAGCTTGAAGCGGAGAATGAAAAAAACAAGAAGCACGAACAAGAACTTCAAGACGAATTGTTCAACATTCAAGGTGCAGGAATTGTTAAAAACGCAAAGCAATTAAAAGCACAAACTGCACAAGATATTGCGGATCAATTAATTCTTAATGAGCAAGAAGCCGCAAAAAGAAAAGCAATCAGCGACAAGGCAACTGCTGACCAATTAGCAAATGATGCTGCCATTAAGCAGTCAAAACAAGATTTATACGCAGCATCGGTTGATTTAGCAAATGCAGTCATTGGACTTGCTGGTGAACAATCAAAAACGGGTAAGATTCTTGCAGTAAGTGTAATTGCGGCAGATACTGCAATGGCACTTTCCGCTGCATTAAAAGTCAGTCAATCACCATCACCGGACAATGTCGCAACGGGCGGTCTTGCCGGTGCAGCAAAGTACATTGGATTGGCAGCAATGATTTTGACCAATGCCAAGAAGGCAAGGGATATCCTCAAAGGCGGTCAGCCGTCAGCACCATCAGGTGCAGGACAAATGAGTGGCGGTGGAATGCCAAAAATGTCAGCACCAAACATCAGCTCATCACTTCCATCAGTAAGCGGATTTGATACCAAAGTATTTGTGACTGAAGGTGACATCCGAAGAACAACCGATCGTGTGGATACGACAAGAAAAGTATCCGTTGTAAAATAACGCTATTTAAGAAAGATGAAGTTACCAGTATACCGATTAGACATCAACGAGTTTGACGAGGAAACGGGCATTGAGTTCGTTTCTTTGGTAGAAACTCCAGCCATACAAAAGGACTTTCTTGCATTTGAAGAAATCACCCAAAGGTTTGAAATCAAAGACGAAGATAAACGCATCGTGACGGGTGCAGCAATGATTGCTGATCTACCCATCTATCGAAGGGACGATGTTCGTGGTGAATACTATGTGGTATTTGACAAGGAGAGCATTTTCAAGATTGCAAAAAAGTGGGCAAGGGGCAACAAGTACGATGCGGTGAACACTCACCACAAAACACCAATCGCAGATGGCGTGAGCTTGTTTGAATCATACATCATTGATCGTGAACGGGGCGTGATGCCACCGAAGGGATTTGAAGAGGTTGCCGATGGTTCTTGGTTTGTTTCATACCTAATAGACAACGAAGAAGTGTGGGCAAAAGTTAAGTCAGGCGAGTTCAAAGGATTCTCGGTTGAGGGTGTTTTTGACTTTCCCGTTGATGCTGATGAACAACTCCTTGAGCAAATGAAATCAATCCTTTCCCAATGGAATGGCAAATAAAATTGCAACACTTACAACTAAAAACTAATTAATATACAAATGAACGCAAAAGAAACACTCAAGGAAATCCGCACAATGCTCGGATTCTCTGACGAAGAAATCAAAGTCGAGATGGCAACCGCCACATTGACTGATGGTACTGTAATTACTTACGAAGGCGAATTGGCAATCGGAACTGCCATCTTCGTTCAAACTGCTGAAGGTGACATTCCAGCACCTGATGCAACTCACGAAGTTGAAGGTGGTTTGTTGGTGACAACCGTTGGTGGAATCGTTACTGAAATCGTTGAACCTGAAGTTGAGATTGAAGTTGAAGCCGAAGAGTTCGCAACCGTAAGTGCATTCAACGAAGTAGTTGCCAAAATGGAAACTGCAATCGCTGAATTGACTGCTAAGGTGGCAACATTGACTGCATCAAACAACACACACAAAGAAGCAATGAGCAAAGCAATCGACTTGATCGAGAAAGTTGCTGACTTGCCTTCAGAAGAACCCACAAAAACTCCCGTTTCAAACAAGAAGAACGACCAGTTTGAAGCATTGAAAAGATTAAAAAACTCACTAAATAAATAAACTAAAACTATGGCATTTTCAGTCGGATCTCTCGTTAATTACAACAACGAACAATCAACAGATTTGTTGGTTAAAGCATTGTTCAGCGGTAAAACTGCTGCTGCGATGTACGCTGCTAACCAAGTGCAAGTAGGTGTTAAATCATCTGCTGCCTTGAACATTCTTGCTTCAACTGTATTCTTTCAAGCTGATGGCTGCGGATACAACCCAAGCGGAACAACTACCTTCACACAAAGAAACATCACCGTTGGTGCTGTGAAAGTTGAAGAAACTCTTTGTCCTAAAACTTTGGAAGCAAAGTGGATGCAAACACAAATTATGCCCGGTTCACCAACAATGATTCCTTTTGAGGAGCAGATTGGTAACGAGAAAGCAGCCGTGATTGCACAAACTTTGGAAACTGCAATTTGGCAGGGTGATACTGCAAGTGGTAATCCTAACTTGAGCCGTTTCGATGGTTTCAGCAAAATCATTGCTGCTGCATCTCCAACATTGGCAAACTCTGCTCCAACAACTTTCACAACTGTAACTTCTGCAAACATTGATGACATCTTAGATCAAATTTACGCAAACATCCCTGCTGCCGTTGCTGAAAAAACTGACTTGGTTTGTTTCTTAGGCATTGATGCTTACAAGTTGATGTTGGTAAACTTGAAGAACGCTAACTTGTTTCATTATGTTGCTGATGCAGCGACTACAATGGAAATGGTTTATCCTGGAACTAACATGAAGTTAATCGCGGTTGGTGGTTTGAACGGAACAAACAAATTGTTTGCCGGTTCATTGTCAAACTTCTTCTTAGGAACTGACCTTGCAAATGAAGAGGAAATCGTAAAGCTATGGTATTCAATCGATTCAGACGAAGTGCGTTTCCGTTTGACTTTCGCTTATGGTGTGCAGGTTGCATTCCCATCTGAAGTTGTTTATTTCACCCTTTAATCTGAGATAGGATGCCTTGTTTATTAACATCAGGATTTACCCTTGATTGCAAAGAAGCAATCGGGGGTATCAAAAGCATCCACCTAATCAGTTGGACTGCATCAAAGTTTACCGTTGTGAGTGGCGTGGTTACTGCAACAACTGTTGTAAGCGGTGATGTGTACACTTACGAGCTACCGAAAGCAACCGGATCAATGACAAACACCACAAATGTGAGCATTGAGAACGGCACATCTTTCAACCAAGCAGACATTGCGTTCAAACTTCGCAGATTGTCAACAACCAAACGCAACGAGATGAAACTTCTTGCACAAGGTCGTTGCTATGCAATCGTGAAAACGAACAACGATGAGTATTGGTTGGCTGGTAAGGACTTGGGTTGTGATGTGACTGCAATGGTCAGCAACACGGGTACTGCAATGGGTGACTCTACTGGATACGAGGTGACTCTATCCGCCATTGAAGCCGAAGCACCATTCTTGGTACAAGCATCAGTGATCACAACATTGGGCATTTAATTCTGCTTGATTCATAGAGAGAGAGGGTGGGCATTTGCTCACCCTTTTTTGTTACATAAAAGACAAGTCGCTATTTTCTTTTGATGTTGTTGATTACAAAAGCCGAATCCAAAAATTGGTATTTAACGCTGACCGAGAAAGTCACGATTGCGAATCCTAAATTCCTATTTAGTATGACGCATTTGTTGACTGATCAAGTGGTCAATGTAATCTTGGCAGACATCTCCACACAAACGGAGAGATACAACAAATTCGCAGTAGTTGAAGGAACGACATTCACTCTCTTGAATGGCGAATACGAATACAAAGTTTACGCACAAACATCAGCGGTCAACACGAATCCTGACCTTGCGAATGAGCTTGTAGAAATCGGAGTTTTGAAATGTCAGTTAGTTGACCAACCTGAAGTGTTCTATTCACCAGCGTGAACAAGCAACACAACATATTGCCAACATCACCGGTTGATGTATTCTTTGGGTTAGCGACTCAGAGTGGTGATTTGTTGCTGACTCAAGATTACGATTTTCTTGGGTTTGATGGAATTGCTTTCATTGATTCAA